TTAAAATCCGATTGCAAGATATTGTCCAACTACATAGGCATCAGCAGATAATTTGATTTCATTTCCAAGATAATCGAAAGTTTTACCAGCTACCCAAGCGTTAAAATTATTCAATGTTCCGTTGGGTAATGCAGCCATTGGAAGTGCCCACCCACCACCATCTGTCATAAAAACCCGCAAGCACCTATAACAGCAATGAAAAATATAATTAAAGCGAAATCATAAGAATCAGAGATAAAAATTATACATATAAATTTTTTATTTTTCCTGCCACACCTTTTATCTCAACCTCCAATATAAATCTTTCCATATATAAACCATCAAAGATAGTTAGTAGAAACAAAACATTAATACCTTAGGTATATTTTCGATTAAAAATATTGACTATTTATTACTACCAATTACATATAAATAATTAACATCTTAAATTATAAATTAACGGACACTATCTTTACAACAACTCAAGGTATGGTCTATAAATACATAACCTAATTTGAGGAAAGTATATGAGTCTCAAAAATGATTTTAAGGATTTCTCTACTAGCAATAATGCTAATGTAGTAAATCAAGAAAAATACGAAAAAATCCTGAGTTTGTATTCCGGGTTTCTACCAGATAATGTCCCCACTCATTTATTAAATAAGGTATTACGTCGATCGTCAACAATAGTCTCTGTTGTGGCTAATTTCATCACGACACAATCTGGTGATCGTGTTCTCGATAATCGCGATATCACTAAACTCAACACTCAATTAAATAGAGAGTTAGAACAAAAAATCATAACTAAAATTTCCAATTACGCATTGGAAAAATCAAAAAATATTGCAGATATTCCTAATAAAAATGTACTTGTGAAAAACCGAAGCTTATTGGAAAAGTTAATTCCGGTAGGTGTATCACCTCTTTGGCCGACTGACATACCACCAAATGGTGGGTGAAATATAATGGAACGATCTTCGATAAAACTTTATATCTAAAATTAGCGGAAGTTTATCTTAGTGGCGGATGACCGATATAGGGGCATCAAAGCCACATAACCTAGCGTTTAACTATATGATGAGGGCAGCATAATGAGCACGTTGGTACTTGACGAAATCCCGGTAGGAATACCACTTCCCTGGCCGGCTGACATACCACCAAGTGGGTGGGTGAAATGCAATGGAGCAATCTTTGATCAAACTTTATATCCAAAATTAGCGCAAGCTTATCCTACTGGTAGATTACCTGATTTACGGGGTGAATTTATCCGGGGCTGGGATGATGGGCGTGGAGTGGATATTGGTCGATATCTATTATCCGGGCAACTGGCAGACATTGCTCCACATAGTCACAGGGTTGTCCGGATGTGGTCCAACTCAAATGGTGGAACCGACGGAGTGGGTGCAGCAGGCCGTATTCTCAATAGTATCTACCAGAACGTTAACTACGGCATTGATCCTCGTGGAATAGGCATCGCTATCGGAATGGGATCTGGTGGTTACGGTTATATGGATAATGCGATTGCCGCCTCAACGGGAATAGAAACACGTCCACGAAACGTGGCATTTAATTACATTGTGAGGATTGCATGATGAATAAGGCTGTACTGGATAAAAATAATATTGCCATCAGTGCCGGAAGTATCGTTGTATTTAATTACGATGCAATTACGCTGGAATATTTAAACAGTTCTGATGAGTACCTTCCCGTTGGTATCGGCCTTCCTGCCAACTCTTGCACAGATGCACCACCTGAAACCCAAGAGGGATATATCGCCTGTCGTTCACCTGATTTAACCGGCTGGCAAATAGTACCAGATTATCGAGGGAAAATAGCTTACAACACCCAAACTGGGGAACAGAAGGAAATCATTGAACCGGGTGAATTACCAAAAACGCTGACATTCAAACAACCAAGCACCGATTTTGATAAGTGGGATGGCGAAAAATGGGCAACAGATATTGAAGCTCAAAAAGCCAATCAGATGAAACAGGCAGAACAACACCGTGTCATTCTTCGCCAACAAGCTAATGAAGCCATCATTTTATTACAATATGCTATTGAGACTGAGATGGCCTCAGACGCAGAGAAAGCATTATTACTTGCCTGGAAGAAGTATGTGGTATTACTGAGCCGTGTTGATACCTCAATGGTTTCAGATATTGAGTGGCCACAAATACCAGAATAATACAATTATCAAGACCGGGCATTATTCTATCCCAAATCTTTTTTCAGTGATAATAATGACTATTTTGACCGGCTGATTTCCTATGCTTTTGGCGTCTCAATCCGGTCAAATATGATTTATAATTAGAATTATGGGCTGCATGGCAGCCCTTTTTTTATTTTATTTTTCAGGAGATAACATCTATATCTATGGAAAAAACATAAAAAAATATAATAACCTAACCAATAGATAAAATAATAATACTTTCGTAGCTGCTATTTTTACACCCTGTATTTTAATAAAACTTGTGAAAACCATTATTAAAATTACCGGAAGAAATAAGATAAAATAATTTTCAGATATAAAACATAAACATCTTGAATATGCTTTCGATTACAATATGTTAAACAATTTATTGTCATCAGTCATACATAAATAATCAATCGCTTAAGTTATAATATAATCTTATTATCCTCTTTTTGGAGTAGACTATAATTGAAATCAATCTCAAAAAATTACCTATACTATAACTCAACATGCTAATTATAACAGAACATTATTTTATTTAAGGAAAGTGTATATGAGTCCCAAGAATGATTTTAAAGCTTTTTCTATTAATAATAATGCCAACATAGTGAGTCAACAAGAATATGAAAAAAGTCAGAACTTACAAACCGGGTTTCCACCAGAAGATATTACTACTCATGTGTTAAATAAAGCATTACGTCAATCATCAACAATAGCCTCAGCCGTGGCTGATTTTATCGCGACACAATCTGGCGATGATGTTCTGGATGATGGAGATATTGTTAAACTCATCACACAATTAAATAGAGCATTAGAACAAAAAATTATCACTAAAATTTCCAGCTCCGCCTTAGAGAAAGCAAAAAATGGCGCAGATATTCCTAATAAAAATGCATTTATGAAAAACTTAGGTTTACATGAAGCTGCAAAACGGGAAATAGGAACTGGCGTTAATCAGGTGCCAGATATGTCGTTTTTCAACGCAAATCTAAGTTCTACTGGTTGGCAAAAATTACCTTCGGGTTTAATTGAAATGTGGGGGTTTGTACTAGTTCACGGCTATGGTTCTATGGAGGCCGGGTATTTAAATAGTTTCCCAATACCATTTCCGAACGCATGTTTAAATATTGTGTTAGCTAACGGTGGTTATAACCCTCAAGACTCCGGAATATGTTCAGTACACGTAGTAGATCGGAGTCAATTCCGATGTTATAGAAGCCCTACTAATCATCCTACGCCTGTTGGCGCGTATTTTAGGGCGATAGGATATTAATTTAATAAAAATCAACTTGCCATGATCATTTAATTAATATGGCAAAAAATCATGACCGATAAAACCATGCATTCAGCGCATTAAATAAGGAATCACTTTTATAATAATTCAATATATTATCTATAAAGTTTATCACTTAATTTAAGGAGTATACTATGAGTCCTAAAAATGATTTTAAGGCTTTCTCTATTAGTCATAACGCCAATGTAGCAAGCCAAGAAAAATATGAAGAGAGTCAAAATTTGAAGACTGGGTTTGAACCCGATGGTATTACCACCCATATATTAAATAAAGCATTACGTCAATCATCCACGATATCCTCTGTAGTCGCTAATTTTATCGCGACACAATCTGGTAATGATGTTCTGGATGACGGAAATATAGAGAAACTCAACGCTCAATTAAATAATGCTCTGGAACAGAAAATGGCACCAAAGGTTCCCGATGCCTCATTAACTCAGAAAGGTATTGTTCAGCTTACCGATGTGGTTGGTAATAGTAATTCACTCGCTGCAACTCAGAAGCTTGTTTCTGATGTAAATGATAATGCTAACAATAAATTAGCCAAAAACCAAAATGGGGCAGATATTCCCAATAAAAACGAGTTTGTGAAAAATCTCGATTTGCTGGAAACCGTCAATTTGGCGAAAAACGCTGTACCGAATAGCAGGAAAATTAATGGTAAGGTGTTGACTGGAGATATCAATTTAGGGGCTGGTGATGTAGGGGCATTTAGGCTTGGATTAACAGGAAAATATTCTGTTGATAACCAGGTCCCGTGGAACATAGATTCAGGGTCATATGACTTACTGAATTCGAAATTTAGTGATCATGTTGTTCACTTCTATAATGGAGTTGGGAGTTGTCCGGCTTTTCAGTTGAAAGTGCATTACAAAAACGGGGGGATTGCTTATCGCTCGGCGCGCGATAATTATGGATTTGAAGAAGATTGGACTAATATTTATACAACAAAAAACAAACCTACCGTAAATGAACTTGGTTTATCAGACACCGTAACATTGGCAAGAAACGCGGTTCCTAATAACAGGAAAATTAACGGCAAAGTATTGGTTGAAGACATCAATCTGGAAGCCGGAGATGTCGGAGCATATTCACGTTCGGAAGCTGACAAGCGATATCAAAGGAAAGGCCCTAATCAGGGGTGGCAAAAAATAGGCGCCGGTGGAGATAGCGGAAGTAGCATATTACTGAGTCAGGACATACGAGGAAGATGTATATTTTTACGTACTGGTAGCCCAGGTATATTTTTACCTTTACAAATGCCTCCAATCGATAATATTTTGGTTGGCGTCGGATATGGTTCAAGAGGATGGCTGGTTGTGCATTCGTCAGATGCAGGACTAAGGTTATCTATAGTAAACAAAGATGATTGCCCTGATATTACAGAAATTTATATTGCTGATTAGAATTATGGGCTGCATGGCAGCCCTTTTCCCATTTTGTCTTTTTAGGTGATAATTCACCCCCTAATTGATAGGGATATTTACTTATATTTATCGAACAAACAAAAAAATATAACAATTCAATCAACAGACAAAATAATACCACTTTCGTAACCGTTATTCTGACACCATCTATTTTAATAAAACTTGTTAAAACTGTTTGAAAATTGACAAAATAGAAAAGACTAAATAATCTCCAAATGTAAAATAAAAAATTTTAATATATGCTTTCTATTACAAAATATTAAACAATTTATTATCACCAGCCACACATTATTAATCAATCAATTGATTAATAATGAAATCTTATTATCTGATTTTTGTCGTAGACTATGATTGAAATTACTTTCGACAAATCACCTATACTATAACTCAATGTGTTAATTACAAAAGAATATTATTTACTTAAAGGATATATGTATGAGCCATAAGAATGATTTTAAAGCATTTTCTATTAGCAATAATGCTAATGTAGTAAGCCAAGAAAGATACGAAGAAAGTCAAAATTTACAAACTGGATTTCCTCCAGAAAATATTACCACTCATATATTAAATAAGGCATTACGCCAATCTTCCACAATATCATCTGTTGTAGCTGACTTTATTTCGACAGAGTCTAACAGTGATGTTTTGGATGACGGTAATATAGCCAAACTCACTGCACAATTAAATAAAGCGTTAGAACAAAAAATTACAACAAAAATTCCCGATGCATCATTAACACAGAAAGGTATTGTTCAGCTTACAAATGTGGTTGGCAATAGCAATACACTGGCTGCAACTCAGAAGCTCGTCTCCGATATAAATAATAACGCCAATAACAGACTAGAAAAAACGCAAAACGGTGCCGATATCCCCAATAAAAATGCATTTGTGAAAAACTTAGGTTTAAATGAAGCGGCAAAACGTGAAGTGGGAACTGGAATTAATCAAATTCCAGATATGTCATCTTTCACCTCAAGCTTGGTTCAGAGTGGTTGGCAAAAATTACCTTCAGGTTTAATTGAAATGTGGGGAATAGCACGAGTTTCTGCCGGAGGAAGACCTGATCTCGGATATATTAATAACTTTCCAATACCATTCCCAAATAAATGTTTTAACATCACGTTAACTCACAATGATTGGGACCCGAGAGCAGCAGGAATATTCGGCGCATCCGTCGTAAATCAGAGTCAGTTCAAATGTTATAGGGGTCTAGGTGACAGTCAATCTTTTGTTTATACTTATTTCAGAGCAATAGGATATTAATTAAAAACAATTAATTTACCATGATGATTATTTAATTAAAATTGGCAAAAAATCATGAACAATAAAAACTATGTATTTAGTGCATTAAATAAATCGTTTTATCCACTATTATTACAACAGAATTATATTGAATCTGGCTCATGGCCAAATGATCCTTTACCTGTAACCGATGATATATTCAATGAATTTTCGGGCATCCCACCTATAGGAAAAATACTTTCCTCTGGCGAAAATGGTCTCCCTTGTTGGGAAGATATCCCACCACCAACAAAAGAGGAATTGATATTTATAGCGGAAAGCCAAAAAACACAATTTATATCTCTGGCAAATGAAAAAATAACTCCACTTTCTGATGCAGTAGAACTTGATATAGCAACAGACGAAGAGATGCTATTACTCAAAGAATGGAAAAAATACCGAGTAATGCTTAACCGGGTTGACACTTCAAACGCACCAGAAATTGACTGGCCAATTAAGCCATTATCGTAATTAACAAAAAGACCAGGATTCAAACAGAACCTGGTCTTAATTATTTTATTATTGCTAATGCTACAATGATAAACATTCTGTCATCATAAAATTCATTCTCCGTCAATATTTTTTAACTCATGCGACATTAGTTACATTACCCATCATCGAAACTTAATTTCCAGAACAAACCTTTCAATATGGAAATTGTTTAAAATGGTTTCCATAAGATAAAATTAATCATTTCGATATGTTTTCAATTGAAATATATTGAGTTATTTATTACTTAAAACATACGAAAAATAATTAACCTTATAAGATATAAAGATATTTAATTATTTCTTCTCATCTCTATACTATGAGCGTTGATAAATTACCTCTACAATAATTTAAGATATTATCTATAAAACTCACCATTGAACTTCAGGAAAATATATATGAATCCCAAAAATGATTTTAAAGCGTTTTCTATTGGTAATAACGCTAATGTAGTGAGCCAAACAATATATGAAGGAGAGCAAAGTTTAAAGACTGGGTTTCCCCCAGGAAATATTACCACTCATATATTAAATAAGGCATTACGTCAGTCGTCAACTATATCCTCTGTCGTAGCTGATTTTATCGCGACAGAATCCGGCGATGATGTTCTGGATGATGGTGATATCGCTAAATTAATCATTCAATTAAATAGAGCATTAGAAAGAAAAATTATCACTAAAATTTCCAACTCTGCATTGGAAAAAGTACAAAATGGCGCAGATATTTATGATAAAAATGCGTTTGTGAAAAATTTAGGTTTAAATGAAGCTGCAAAACGGGAAGTGGGAACTAGAATTAATCAGATTCCAGATATGTCGTTTTTCACCGCAAACTTAGCTCAGGCTGGCTGGCAAAAATTACCTTCAGGTTTAATTGAAATGTGGGGAATTGCACTAGTTAACGGTAGTTTATCTACTAACGCCGGGTATTTAAATTATTTTCCAATACCATTCCCGAATAAATGTTTAAATATCACATTAACTCACTCTGGCCATACTCCTGAAGCAGCCGGGATATTCTCAGTAATGATAGAAAATCAGAGCCAGTTTCGATGTTTTAGAAGTCCTACCGGTTTAGATGCTGATGTTATAGCATTTTTTAGAGCAATAGGGTATTAATTTTATAAAGCATGACCGATTAACCCATTATCGTAATTAATTAATAAAAGGCCGGCATTAAGACAAAACCCGGCCTCAATCATTTTATGAATGAAACAACCTGAAACTCATTGCATCGAATGTAACAGAGTGGCTATCATCGCCGATGTGAAAAACAAAAGATGCTATTATGTAGCGCTAGACTTATATCGTGCTAGACTTCGTTTTTCCATGTAATTTATACTGTGTAGCAATATAACCAGTGTGTAATAGAACGGAATAAGAACCGGCGATAACACACTGAATATAAAGTAAAGAAAAAGTTAATTTATTGAAATGTCGTTATTAATCAAAAAAAGCTGTATCAATTGTGATATGTGTGAACCCGAATGTCCCAATCAGGCGATATCGATGGGAGATGAAATTTATGAGATTGATGCCGACCGTTGCACCGAATGCATCGGTCATTACGATGCTCCAACCTGTCAATCAGTCTGTCCGATAAATAATACTATTATTACCGATCCAGACCGACAAGAAACAGAAGAACAACTGTGGGATAAATTTGTATTACTTCATCATGCAGATAAAATCTGA